CTTGTTCGCCGTCGGCTTCGCTCTCCCGTGCAAGGTCAATGCTCGGAACCGGTCGGCGTCGGCAGGAGTGATAGACGAGATGCGGGTTGCCGAGCCGAAGCACGAGACGATGAGGTTTGCGACGGTTCGAAAGCTGTTCATAGTCCGCTTCTTGCTTGTCGTCGCCTGCACCCCCAACGCTTGAGAGAGGAACTCCTCCACCGTCGGCACCCTTTCCTTCGCCTCAATCAACCCGGTTGCTGCGAGTCGATCCCGCAGCTTGTCGCCGATGCTCGACAACCAGACCGCCGTCTCTCGCGCAATCGGTTGTCCTGCAAGTCGCGAGGAGAGGAGCGACTCTATGTGACGGCACACACTCTCCGCAGCTTTCTTGGTTGTCTCGCCGAGTCGAACCGTTCTCCGCTTGCGATCCGGTCCAACGAACTCGATTCGCCAACGTCCGTTTGTATCTTGCGTAATGCTTGCCATTGTCCTGATTCCTTTCACTTCTCGATAATTGGCGATTGCTTCGCCAACCACTGCACGAGATGAGTTTTAATCCACAAGCGTTTGCGACCGAGACATACCGGCGTTGGGAATTGACCGGCTCTCCACCACTTGCGCAAGGTCTTGTCGCTGACGCCGATAAACCTTGCTGCATCTTGAAGCCCCATCAACTCGCAATTGCTTTCCATTTTCTCACCGCCTGCTCAAACGAAGTAAAGCACCCCTCACGCCGAAAGACAGTATTTCGCGGACGCAGAGGGAGTTCTATCACAACATCTTTGCAGAGTCCATTGGCAACCGCAAGCGGAGCGGATTGATTGCCGACGAAGAGAGAGCAACCTGCAATGACTTCTGCGAGTTCCAGCAGCGTCGGCGTTGGGCGATACGGGATATCGCCGAACAATCGCACAAAGTCTGCGTGCTCGTCAACGCTCCCCACCATCACGGCTTTTCCCGCCGCCTCTTTCACAATCTGTTTCCACGGGAAGAGCACGGAGCGATAACGCGGCGAGCGATGGAATACGATTGGTGCAACCTGCTTCGCCTCGATGTTGCGCAACCAACCAGCCGAATGGTCATGTCGCGGCAAACCCAAGCCGTCGAGTTGATTATCGGTTAGGTTGAACTTGGCTTTGTACTTCTTTCTCCAAACGTCCAATACCGTTCCTTCCGGCGTCGGTTCATACCGCACCTTTGCAATGTATGGCTGCTGCAACAGCAAGCTCCGCACTCTCTCGACGGACGCAGGAGTCCACGGTTGACGTACCATCCCTTCGGAGCGATAGAGCACAAGATCGGCGGTTGCCCCTGAATCACTGCACAACCTCTCAATTGTCGGCAACCCGTAGATGAGATCCCCCAAGTCGCCGGCGTGCGACATCGTCATTACGGACGGTGCGCGATGACGATAGATTGCCTGCTTGGTGTGGACTTCCACCGGCAGGTTCCGTTCCTCAATCGCTCTTTTCACCCCTGGGCAATTGATCCATTCCCAATCGTCGAAGACAATCACACCCCCCGGCACCATGCGCGGCAAGAAGAAGTCGAGAGCAGCAGAGGTTGATTGGTAGGTGTCTGCGTCTAAATGCACGAACGAGTAAGGGACATCGACGCCGGTTGCAGGGAAGACGCCTTGCTTGATGTGAATGTTGCGATACTTGGAGAGGAGCCGAGAGACTGCCTCAACGGATGTATCGCCGAACTCGCCCGCCTTGTGACCGCCGAAGCTGTCGGATTCGGGAATGCCTGAAAAGGTATCGTAGAGATACAACGGTCGATTCTCGTCGGCGTCCGCAATGACATACGCCGACCCGCCTTTGTATACGCCGACCTCCGCCATTGCTCCTTGAAGATGTCGAGTGGAACCTACTAACTCGTGAATGCGTTGGAGTCGATCGGCTTCGATCAGCGTCTTGTTCTTGAGGCGACCAAGCAACAGTCTCATTGTCGTGTTCCCCTGTATTCGGTTGGTTGGTGTCTTTGGTTTCCTGCATCCTCCGCACGGCGGAGGGGGGAGCGCATCACGCACCCATCGCTTCGGTTGCCATTCCCGCTTCTTCAGAACCTTGTTCGAGATGTCGGATTTCCCCTCTCCCTGCCCGGCGAGCCAAACCGTCGGCGCAAAGATTTGTCGTCCTGCCTGCTGTGCTCCCCATGCGTGGTCGATGTGTCCGGTTGCGGTTGCAAAGATGTCGTGAAGGGTTTGCATATAGGGACGGCGGACGATGTAGGCGTGCGTGCGGTGAATGCCTCTCGGCTTGCCGGGGAGAAAGACTCCCGACAATGCTTCGTGAGGAGGAGACATGTGTTGTCCGCCTAAGAAGATCGCTTCCCACGCCCACGGCACGATAGAGAGGAAGTGAGAAAGCCGGGCTTGGAAGTCGTCAACAAAGACAACGTCGTCTTCTAGTACCATTGCCTCTTCAACTCCCGACTCCAAGCAATTACGCATAATAAGCCGGTGCGACTCTCGACACCCCCACGCACCCGGCCCGGCGGTGAAGCCCTCCGGCGGAGGAGTCTCCTTCCCGTCAATCGCTTCAAAGACGATGGGAGTTATCCCCGCCTTTTCACACTCTTTGAGTGCGACCGCCAACCTGTCCGGCCGACGTTTCAAGTTGATGAGGAAAGCGGAACGCGGTTGTGTGACGGCGACAACCTGCTCTTGCACAACCGGCGTCGGCGATGCAGGCAACGGTTCTCCGCCCCACCATTCCCGATACTTGTCGTCGGTGTGGTACAACCTGCACGGAGTGCATGTCATCTTGTCGCAAGTACATGGGCGTTTCATTTCTCACGCTCCGGTGAAGTATGCGTAGAGGTTGCCTAAGAACGTATAGTCGCAACCTGGGATTGAGGAACTCACCGGCACCAACTCGTTCGATTGGCACAAGATTTCCGGGCAAGGGACAAAAGAAGCTGCCATGTCGGTGACGAATCCCGCACGCCTGCAATTGATCCCTGCATAGCCGAGAGGATCATAGAGAGATGAATAGACGGTGCCCTCGAACAGGAACTCAAACCAGAGACCGCCGAAACCGCAGTGCATGTACGCTGCGATTGTGAAATCATCGCTCGTGAATTCACTCGACGGCATCGGAACCGGTATCTCTTCGTTGACGACGGACACACCGCGTTTGACCCAAAAGTTGCTTGCCGGTGATCCTTCCCAACCGCGCTCCAAAACCACGTCAAACCAGTATTCCCCGTTCCGAACAAAGGTAACTCGGATGCGTGCAGGGAGTTCGCCTTGGCAACATTCGGTTTGAATCATCGGACACGGGCACCCCTCCGCGTCTTGGCATTCACCGAGCGTCGGATTGAGCGCAGCAAGGATTGCCTTTGTGGAGCGCATGGCCAACCCGGTGATTGCGTGTCCGGGATTGGAACCGACGCCGGATGAATCAATCATCCGCTTCGTTGGAGTCGCGCAGCAATTGTTGACCGTCCAGCATTCCGGGTCGATGTCAAGCACTCGATCAATCGGGATTGCATACTTCTTCCATCGAATCTTCAACCCTCTCGGAAGCCGAACAACTCGCTTCTTCAATGGGCTTTCCGACGCCGACTCGTCCGGGCATTGGTACGCTTCGCCGATCTTCTCGTTGTTTTCAATATCGCAGCACGAAGAGAGTTCCTCACCGTCCGTGCAAAAGTCGTCGGTGAGAACGGAGCCTTTGGGCAACCGCAGCGTTGACGATCGCATCTTGAGGGAGACGACTTGTGCGCCGCACCCGCCGGTTTCGGATGTGTCCTTCCAAACGAAACAATCGTCAACGCTGCTGCTCATATTGCACCTGCTGCTCTTGCTCGTGATGCGATCTTGTCACGAATGGAAGTAATCAGCGCGGCAACATCGCCGTCAACAGAGGCGAGAGCGTAGAGAGACGGTTCTCGATATTCGGCCGTCAGGTTGTCAGGATGTCTCACTTCGTTGCCGTCGGCATCTACTCCGTATAGTGCGAATGTTGCACGCACTTCAACGGTGGAACCGCCGATACCGTCGCCGACAAACGTCAATTCCCGAATTGCCCAGCGATCGTAGACTTGCTCCGCCCGCGCCGGAACAACCTGTTGATATTGTTGTGAAGCCTCAATCATTGGTTACACTCCCGCGAAGATGATGTAGTTGACGGCTTGCCAAGGTTGCGTGTTCGAGTGGGCGTTGCCGGAACCGGAGTTGCCGGTATTTGTCGGCGATGAGTCCGTGCCGATCCACACGCTCCCCGCTGCGAGATCGGCACGGTTCCCGCCAGTGCCGACATACTTCAACAATGGTCCCTGAATTGAGTGGTTGTGAGACGGAAGCTGTGCCGTCGTCAGCGTGTGCGTTTCTGCACCGCCGGTGCCGCCGAGTGTGTCGGCATTGGCGCCGTTGGTTGATGCGGATGTCACTCGGTTCGCCGCGCCGTCAACGCCCATCGGCACTCGACCTCTCATGTCCGGCAGGTTGAACGTTGTGCTTCCGTTGCCTGCGCCGAACGACGTGCTGAGAACCGCGAAGAGTGAAGCATAGGTAGTGCGCGAGACTGCCGAGCCGTCGCACAAGAGCCAACCGGACGGCGCAGACGAGCCGCCATACGGTGAAATCATGCCGACCGGCGCGAATCCGCCGGTTGCCCATTCGAGCGTTGTTCCGTTGTTGGACAGCACTTGGCGGACACCGGCCGTTCCCGTGATGTCGGCGGGGTCTCCGCCGGTATTGGCGGATCGGCCGATTACGGATAATCCTGCGGAGTCGCGGAGCTTGGTATTGGATACCCAATTCTCACTGTTGACAACGGTCCACTCTCCATCGGCTGCAACAAGGATTGTGCCGTCTGCACCGGCGTCAGGGATGCGACCGTCGGGGAGTTGAACGTCTTCCCAAAGTGCCTCGATACACTCCGGGATTGTCACTTCGATATATTCCGTGGAGCTACTATCTCCTTCGCTTTCCGACGCCGAAGAGACGGTTGTTGTCGCCACTGCGACATAGTGGGCGACTCCCTCGATATCCCCTGTTCTGATCGCAAGGTAGATGCGATCGACTTCCAACGCTTCCCCGTTGGCATCTTTCACCTTGCCGGCGGAATAGTAGTTGAAGTCGTCGAGTGATTGGTTGTACGCAACGGGGAAGCACGGATACCACCCATCGCTCTCGACTTCTCCCGAGACGGAAACGTGAGTAACTTGCTTGCCAGGTCCGGACCGTGTGTAGCCGAGTCCCTCCGTCGGGACACGATTGATGAGGGCTTTCACCTTTTCGGCCGTCTGCGGTGTCATGCCGATGATTGGATACATCACGCCCCCTATCAAATGAGCGATGAGAAGTCGGCAGTTTGGTAGACACGGAATGACTTATACTGTTCTTCCCCTCCTCCACTCCCTACACATTGCGAGTTGTAGAGAGCGTGTCCCTCACCATCGAGCGGAACGGGATCGGCAACCGGATTCCCCTCCGCGTCCTTGATTGGGATGATAACGAAGCCGTCTCCCTCCGAGCATAGTTCGTAGGTGCCGGCATCGAGAACATCGACATAAGTCCAACCGGCAGGATTGATTTCCACAACCACGGTTTTTTGCCAATACCACGCACCGTGTTCATATTGCGAAACGAGTGAGTATTTCTTGCACAGCACGGTTTCGGTTGGGAAGCCCCACCAGTCGTTGTTGTTGACTTTCCCGACGTAGGTTGTCGGCTTGCTGTAGTCTTCTGCGTTGGCGGCTTTCCAGGCAACGATTGTGAGTTGCACTCGATGTCTAGTAACTTTGATCGGCGGGTTGAACGGCTGACCATTGCTTGCAGCAACCGGGTTGTTGTCGAGATCCTTCGTCATCAACTCTTCGACTTCAACAGTATCGACGCTGACTTGCGTAGGTCGCGCTGTCGGTACTGTCGCGCTGCTGCCGGAGCCGGGAGTTCCGGACGGAGTGCCGGGAGAGCCGCTCCCCGCCGTGCTCCCCAAGCCTACATCCGTAGGGTTGGAATCATAGTCAAGGGTGACATGCCAAACGATGCCGCCGTCTTCCCTCACCTGCTGCTGTGTCGCCGTCTTCTTCTTCAACCGCGCTGTTGTGTCGTGCGTGTAGGTTGACGTGAAGACATCGCCGGTGACATACAACGCAATTGTGCCGGGAGGGGATAGTCGATCGTCATCGTCAACGATGACTTCGTACACTTCCTGATACGTACCGATGCCGTTGGAGTCTCGGCTCCCCTCTTGATGAATGAGACCGGACGAAACGAGTGCCATTAGATTGCCCCCAAACTGACGGGCTTGATTGCCTTGACCGCTGCTGTTGTTGCGTTGACGGCGGTGCGAATGCCTTGCTGCGCCTGCAATTGCTTTTGGGCGACGTCGCCGGTGGAGCCGACGAGAGCCTCTACTTTGGATCTCGTGAGGATGTTGAGAGCTTCTTGGGAACCGCGTTGTGCTGCTGCGACATCCTTATATTGGAACGCCTTTTCTTGCTCTGCAAGAGTCGCTCTCTCCCTGCTCAGCACTTCCAGCGTCTTCCGCTGTTTGTTTGCAATGCCGTCGAAGAATGTATTCACGGCTTTTGCAGAGTCGCCGAAAGACGTGACGGCATCAGTGCCGCCTTTAATGAGTGCGTCGCCGACTTGTTTTGTTCTCGCTGATGCCTTGTCCACGGCAGCAATGAAGTTGTCGAGACCTTCCGGACGGAGTTCGTCGGGGAGTTCCTTGGCAACGCCGACGAGTTCGGCGAACCCTTCAATTGCATAACCTATCACCTTGACGAGTCCGCCGATAACAGTGTTGATGACGCCGGCTCCAACCTTCAGCGTGTCCCAAACGTAGGCTATCGCAACTCCAAGCCCACGAAGGACACCCAACACAACATCGCGAGCGGTGATCGATGCGTTGCCGAAGTCAAACCAACTGCTGATGATGTTGCCGAGATATCCCCCCAATTCCTTAATTGCTGCAAACAACGCTTGAAAGGCGGGAATGCCGACATCGACGATTGCAACGGCAGCTTGTGCAATGCCGTCGAGCACGGCTTCAATGGTATCGAACAAGGTGAAGTCGTCGGCGATGGCTTCGATTGCCGGAGCCAGCTTCGCGAGAAAGCGATTGACGAGACCGTCGAGAGATGCCGCCGCTCGATCAATAGCAACCTTGGCGTTGTCGATGCCTTTCGCTTGGTTGCCGTCGAGCACATACCCGAGTTGCTTGGCTTCATCAATGAAAGAGGCAACCGATTCATCACCGGCTTTGAAGCGTTGGGCGAGTTCGTCAACGGATACTCCGGTCTTCTGCGCTGCGTATTGGAGTCCCTGCATCTCTTCAATGGAGAGTCCGAACTCTTTGGCTTTGGCAACGGCTTCCGACATTCGGTCCGCCAAGTCGCTCCAACGGTTAATCGCACCGCTGATAGCGTCCTTCCCTGCTTCAACAATGCTGAAGCCCAAGGCTAACTTGATCCCGTCGCCGATCTTCCCGAAGAGCCTACCAACTCGGCCGTCGATATTTTCTGCGATAGAGCGAAGCCGAGTATTCAACCCGGATGCCATTTCATCCAACCCGTCAAGGAGCTTGGATGTGTCGGCGGTGAGAATCAGCGCTCCGGTTCCGATGCTGTTACTTGCCATTGCGTCGCCTCTTGTTGTGTGCTTTCGCCCACGCCTTGAGTATCTCTTTTCCTTCCTTCCACGGAATCACCTTCTGCGTTTGCACTCTCGGCAACAAGTCTTTGGGACTTACCTTTGAGCCGAGTCGGCAGCAGACGGCAGCAAGTCCATTGGCTGCGACGGCTTCAAGTCTTGCATCAGGGAAGCCGTGCGATGAGAGAAAGGCAACCCAGAGCGGATACTCTGCCGATGGTGTCCGCTCTCGAAACTCGTGCAGGGAGAGACCGCGAGCGTAGGCAAGTCGCATCTCCAGCATCAAGCCGGGGTTGTCGGCAAGGATTTTTTTGCGTCTTCGTTCGCCTCGGTGTGAAGTCCGTTGTGCTTCGCAATGGCGATGCCGAGACGTTCAACAACGGCTGCTGACTTCTGCATAATTGCAGGAACGTCTTTATCGTCGAAGATGCGCTTGCCGCTCTCGTCGCCGAGACCCAAGACGACGAGAAGTGCAACAACCTCTTGCGCTTTCCTGTCCTTCTCTTGCGTCTTGGAGACAACGCGCTGTCGCTCGATCCCGGTGAAGGAGCGGAGCGTTGCCGTGCAAGCCCATTCCGGAATCTCAATCGGTTCGAGTTGGACATCGACGGCATCAAGAATCTGCTGTTTCAGCGTGCTCATTCGCTGCTCTCCCCATCGTCGGTTACTGTGATTGGTCCGGTGATTTTGATTTCGCCGTTGAAGATGTTTTCCGCTTCCGCTTCAATCGGTCCGTCGAGTTTGGTAATGAATGCCTCGAACTCAAACGATGCACCGATCTTGCCCTGTTCCGACTCCTCATCGCCCGGACCGGAGAGCGTCCAAGTGACGGTGTCTCGCGATGTTGCCAACGCGAAGAGTGGAGCGTAGACGGAACCTTTGAACTCGGCAGCGAAGCCGATCGTTCCGCCGTCGATGGTGCCCGGCATGAACGTCTTCCAATAATCGACGTTGGTGAGCTTCGTTGTGTCGATAGACGGGATGGCGAGCGCGGGGATAGTCAGGGACTTCAAGCCCTCGATTGTCGTCGAGCCGCTCCCGTCGTCATATGCGAGACTTGCACCGATTCCAATATCCGGCATGGGACACCCCTTTACAGTAGTTGAGGAATAGTTTGTCGCAACGCAGAGAGAACCGACGCAGCGAAGCGCCTACCTGCAATTCGTCGAGCCGAGTCTATGTGTCGCCTGTGCTTGTTCACGATCGCGTTATACCGTGCAGGGCGCTTGATACCGCCGCTCTTCTTATCCTTGCGAGTGAACTTCGCCGACGGTCCAACGATGCCGACCCAACGCACACCTCGATAATTGGTGACTTTGATTCGCATCGACTTCTTGAGCGCGCCCGTATCGACGGGAGTCAGCGAGACGACTACCTCTTTCACCGGTGCCATTGCTTTGTTCATGGCAATACGCATTGCCTTGTTTCGTAGTCCGGCTTTCAGCTTGCTAAGCTGTGAGGCTGGATCTCCATTGCTCCAAACCCATCCCTTCATGATGAAGACTCCTCGATCTCAAACGGCAAGAGGGAGTCGAGTCGATAGCATGTCGCAATGAGTTCGTCTTCACCGCGATGAATGGAGTCGATTCGCCATGTGTGCGACCGCGCCTCATCTCTCAAGAGATCGGTTGCCTTGACGCTTGGATAGTTGCGAATGCGTATCGTCGCGTCGGCTCCCGTTTGTGTTGCGCCGAGTTCAATTCCTCTGCGTCCGTTGGTCTCGTTGACGTTGCACCACAAGTAACCGGAAGGAGTGTGCGTCTCTTCATCTTCGCCGGTCTCGTCATTGCGGAGACGAGAGGCGATGAGATGCGAGAGTCGGTGTCTGTAGTCGCCTGCCGGTTGCATCAGAATTTCCCGCGATGGTACTTGTCGGCAATCCGTCGGAATCCCAACGGGACATCCTTGAACGTGAACGGGTTGGTGGAGTATGCTTCGCGCTCTTTGTAAAAGTGAGCGGCGCATTGAAACAATGCAACGGTTACATCGTCGGGGAGTGGGTCGGCTCCTGCGATGTATTCGATGGTGATCGGTCTCGGGATGGACTCACTCAATAACGGATAAGTGATTCCGGCAGGAAGATAGACGAGCGGAGGGAGACCCGACAAGTCGGCTTCCCAATCGGCAAGGGTTTGTTGCTCGTCGTCTTCGTCATAGTAGGTGACGGCATCAACAGAGATAACCGGCGAGCGGGATAAGCCGACGTTCTTCAATTCACTCCAGCTTGTGAAGTGCTGCCGAAACGTCGTCTGCAATGGTACATACCCTCTCGACTCCGATACAAACATCTCGCACGCTGTTGAGAGATAGCGTGAAAGGAGCGTGTCTTCGGAGTCGTCGTTTAGGCGAAGGTGCGTCTTCAACTCCGCCAACAACGCTGTTGTGTCGGCGGAGCTTTCAACGACTTCAATACTGTATCCCGCTGCCTTGGTTGTCATTGGCTGCCTCAGCTTGATGCGTCGATGGATAGCGAGTGGATCGCACCGCTTGCGCCGGTCGGCCCCAACCATGCACCGCCGAAGCTCATGATTCCCGCCCATGCGCTGTGCGGGAAAAACTTCTCGGTGAACATTTGGAAGATCTGACCATCCACCATTCGCAGCATGTAGAAGTCAGGGTTGAAGAAGAGGATAGTATCGTCCGGCATGTACTGCGAGATATAGAACCGCTTGCCGAGGAGCGTGTCCCACTCCACCCCATCGATTGCATTGCGATCGAAGAGGCTTCGGCCGGTTGTGTCTTTCAGGGTTTGGCGGAGAGACTTGGCGACGGCATCGTTGCAGAGGAAGAGAGCCGGTTCTCGATACTGCATCGGGATGGAATAATACAACTCTTCAAGCGCGTCCATGTCGAACTCTTCGACGGCGTCCAGGGCGTTGTCCACGGACAACAACCCTTGAACGCCGGTCGTCCCGTTGCCGGTCGCGTTGAGAATCTCGTCTTCGATCTTGCGAGCGTGGGAGTTGGAGTTCGCCTTTGCGATCTTGTCAACCAAGCCGACGGATGCAGAGGCGTCTCGGAGTTCTTGGAACGAAACCTTTTGGTATCCGCTCGTGATGTCGAACGTGCCGATATCGACGGACGCAGAGACGACGTTGGTTTCAGCGATCGTCGGGTTGGTTTCACTGCCGCCGGATGCAGTGATATACGCCGACTTCATGCTCGTATCGTCGATCTTGAAGTAGGTGCGGAGGTTGCCGTCGGGAGTGGTTTCACTGCCGAGTACACCAATCACCGGGCTGAAGTAGGTGAGATACTCAACGACCTTGTCGCTGTAGGTTTGCGGAACCCACTCTGCACCGCTGGCCGCGCCCCCCTTGCTGAGAACCGTGCGTTGTTTGAAGTTGAGACCACGGAAGTTGCACGGCACTTTCGCGGACTTGGCACCAAGTTGGAAGCCGGCTTCTCGTGAGCGGAAGACTGCGTTGCCGCTCATGTCCGCTTCCGGCGTGTGCGACAGCAACCAATAGCGGAGACCGTCGGCGAAGGAGTGCGACGGGTTGGGTTGGGTTCGGCTTGTCGTGATGACTCGTGGAGCGCTCCGAGTCGGTGCGTTGCGCTGTGCTTTGAGAGCCGCCATACGCACTTCGCTTTCTGCTGCTGCAAGCTGGGCTTGGAGTTCCTCAATCTGCGTGAGGATGGAATCAAGCTGTGCTTGTTCCTCCGGCGTGATGCCGGTTTCGCTGGACGCCTTGGCTTGCAGGGCTTCGGCTTCCATCATGAGGGAGTCAATCGCTGCTTGAATCTCTTCCGGCGTCGAGCGCTTCTTGCTGAGCAGAGAGACGCCTCTGCGCTGCTTCAGCTTTCGGCGTGCTTTGAGGAGAGCGAGTCGAGAACGCACCTCCGTTGCAACCGTGCCTGCAAGCTCGGCTTGCGCTGCTTCGATGGCAAGGAGCAACTCGTCGAGTCTCGCCTGTTCTTCCGGCGTGAGTCCTGCGGTTGCTGCCTGGGTTTGCAATGCCTCTGCTTCTGCGAGCAGGAGGTTGACTTCATCTTGGGTGATACGGAGCTTGGCACTCATGAGAGCTTTTCCTTTGTTGGTGAGGGAACGCACAATGGCATCCGTGCCGGGATAAGCGGGATATCGGGTTAGGCAAACATCATCGCAATGGAGGGAGAGTAACTCGCAGGAGAGAGAGCCGTTGTCGTTTGACCAACGCATTGAGTCGGTTCGACGAAAGCGGAATGAACAACCATTGAGCCGGCCGGATTGGACATCGGCAAGGATTGCATCGCCCTCCGGTGTCTCCGGAATCCAGCAAGTGCAGAACAGGCCGTGCGGATCGGCGGTGAGAATCAGCGATCCATCGGACCGACGCGCAAAGGTTTGTGACGAATCGTGATCGATATTCGCGATGCACTCGCCGCCGGAGGAGAGATAGGCATCGAACGCACCGGGTCGCACGATCTCAGTGAACCAAGTCTCAGCTTGCATGGGATCGGCGTAATCTTTGATTCTCGTCGGTTGGTCGAAGACGGCTGCATAAAACGTCAACCGGCGACGGTCTCCGTCGATGTCGATAGACGATCGGCAATTACGAGTAATGAACTCGGTCATATTGCAACCTCATCATCGGACGGCGGAAGTTGCGTTGGAGAGACGATCGGCGTTGTCGATGCCCCTTGGTTGAGCGGAGCAAGCGGAGTGTCGAGCGCCGGGATTCTCGGCAGGTTGAGCCGGTCTCTCACTTCGTTTCTCGTCATGACTCCGGCCGTCAAATACATCGTGTGTACTTCCGCTTCAGTCTTGATGTCGCCTCTCAGCAAGTCCGTTGTGTCAAACTCGCAGAAGAGGTTGGATTCGAGACTGAACAGCTTGAACGAGAGTTCCGCTTCAATGGCTTCCACCAACCAACGGAAGGACTTTTGGAAGAGCGATTGGTTCTCGGCTGCGAGAGAACCATACTTGGCGGATTGGTAGTCGCCGAGGATGAGCGCCGAAACCTGCGTCCAGCGTGCGATATCGCCGACGGACGCGGAGAGCATCTCGACAATGCGGGCATCTTCTGCGGAGGTTGAGGAGACCAATTGGAAGTCTCCGCCCTCCGAAAGGATCGGGATTTCCCCCGCGTTGGCGGTGCCGGCGTATTGCTGCTTGAAGTTGGCGCGAAGCGATTGGATTGCTTCGTCCGTCAATCTCGTCGGAAACTTGATATAGCCGCTCGGTCTCGCTGCATTCTTGTAGTAGGCGTTCGCCGCTTCGGAGACTTGCTTATGAAGCCCGAGAGCTTCGGCGGCATACCGCAGGAAGGAGATACCGCGAATGCCGTGCTCGTCCGGGCAAGCGATGATGTGTGCTACTTCGGTATCGCGCAGGACATCCCGGCTCATGTCTTCATGGCGGATGACATAGGCTTTACTCCACTCCGTATCCACGATGACATCTTCGATTCGTGAATGCGGGATCGGATACAAACCGAGCAACTTGTTGTTTCCGGCCCATTGCAATTGGATGAAGGCTTCACCATGAAAGAAGAGTTCACGTGCAATGACGGACCAAAAGACGTTCCGGGTTTGGGCAGGGTTTGGGCGGGAGTTGAGCAAGCCGAACTCCGGTCGGTCTTTGGCTTCCTCTCGGCCGTTGTCTACTTCTCGATAGGTGATAAGGGGAAGGGAAGCGATTGTTGTTTGGTAGAGGCGCAAGGCAGCGAAGATCGGCGACAAGGAGAGAGCTTCGTCCGGCGTCGCAACGAGGCGAGAAGATGTTGCAGGGCGCGAAAGGAAGAACCCCTCCGGCGTCGATGACATCGGATACCAGCGCGTTCGTAACTTGCTGAGCCAGCGAAACATACGTCTTCCCCCCTGTGTACATTATAACATTGCGATCGGGTTTGTTGTGGTTTGCTTGGAGGAATCTTCAACAAATGGGATGAGCGAAAGACAGAGGGAGATTGCACCGTCGATCTTGTCCACGCTCCGCTTTCTGACCGGATACACTTCGCCGAAGTTGTTGGTTTGCACACGGACATTCTGCAAGCAGAAGCGCAACCATCCGCTCCCGTCATGCAAGAGCCGTCCCTCTCGCAACGACTTCTCTATCTCCCTCATCGGTGCGTTGAAGTATCGAGCCGACGGCGGAACTCGTCGGCAGTCGATCCCTTCCTCTCCGAGTCGGTTGGCGAGAACGAACGCTGAGCGTGGGTCGAAGTGAACAGTACGGACGTTGTACGTCTTGCATAGGTCGGCGATATGGTGAAAGAGTCGCCGCTCGTCGATCATGTCGCCGGGAGTCGTCGTCATGTCACCGGCTGCAATGAATGAGTCGAAGCGCGAGAGGTTGGAGCGTTCTCTCAGCCGGAGTCCTTCCTCTGCAATGAACGCTTTCGTCTGCGTGTAGTATCGGCCGTCATCGAGCTTCCAACTTATCGTGATTGAACTCGGGTCGGTTGTCTCCGACAAGTCAACGCCGATTGCACACGGAGCACGGCGGAGTTCCGATTCGCTCGGCGACGCGAAGAGGTTGGTGAAGTTGCTCACGTCGAAGTATGCAAGCTCCTCCGGTCTCACCCACCGATTGAGGCGGAGTCGCAGGAATGCCAACCACTCGCTCGGTCCGGATGCTTTGGCGGATTGCATGTCGCGACGGAATGCGTCTTCCGGACACCAAGCAGACCCGAGCAATGGGTTGGCTTTCTCCCACGTTGCAGGATCTTCCGGGTCGTCGTCGGGAGATGCTTCATAGACAATTGGTAGATGAGTCGGGTCATCGTCTTCACCTGCAATCACTCGCTTGGCTTTGTTATAGAGTTCGTGATACCAATGGGTCTGGTCATGACCGGCGGTTGACAATGTGACGACGAGACCGTTAGGACGGGCTGCCGGTGCCCAACGCAGCGAGTGCCACAACTCCGGCGGCGCAACATGGGCTTCATCGACCACAACGCATGAGGCGTTGAAGCCGTGGAGCCGCTTCCCTTCACTTGCAAGCGAGCGATAGCTTGCGTTGGTTGACTTGATGACGATCTCTTTCTTGTGCCGTGCAATCTTGGCGAATTGCTTGAACGGTCCTTTCTCAATCGAGTAGCGAACCTCATCGAAGACTTGCCCGGCGTTCTCTCGCGACGCAGCAGCAGAGACGACGAGAGGAGACGGGGAATCGGACGCGAGGAGTTCGTAGAGGCTGATTGCTGCTGCAAGCATCGTCTTGCCGAAAGACTTTTTCGGCACATGCAGCATTGCGAGTCGGATAAGCCGTCGGCCGTCCTTCAATCGGAGACCATAGAGCGCCTTGAGGAATTGACGTTGTGCAGGATGCAAGCAGAGTCGGCCGGCTGCGAATTGCGATCGAAAGAAGCTCTCGACAAAGCGGATCATCGCATCGGCTTTCGCCTTATCGTACACAGCGAGTCCGTCGTCGATTGCTCGACGAATGGCAGGAGTCGGCGTTGCAAAGGCAGGGACTTTCATTGGCGCTCGGCAAGGTGATGGCGAGAGTGACAAGTGGAGCACAGCGCTTGATAGTCGTCGAGCGATCGCGCGGGATAGCGAAGATGGTGAGCGTGCTCCGAGAACTCACGGTTGCAATGTTGACACACCGGATGGAGCGCGAGAAGCTGCTGCCTCATCGATCGATGCCCGCGGTCATATCCGCGTTGCGTTGATGTCGGCCTATTATTCGTTATTGACTTCGGTTTCTTCACCGTCTTCATTTTCTTCGGCATGATTAGACAATCCTTTGAGTATGTCGCTGATGGATTCTTCCTTCTGCACCGGCGGACGATTCGGCGAACGTGCAATACCAAAGGGGATTGCTTGACGTTCGTATATCTTTGATAGATGGACATACTTCGTCACATCCTCTTTGCATGTCGGGTCAACATTCAAGTCGCGAAGCAAGCCGGCGGTGCGACACAGCAACAAGAACGAATCCACTGTCGCAATGGAGAGAGAGCCGTCGGCTTCACACCGTTTCGCATGTCGGAGCCAGAATGCTATTTCGCTCTTCGTTAGACCGTCAGGACGACGCAGCATATAAACCTCAAGTTGAAATTTGTTTGAGAGACGACGCGGTTTGTAGATGCGAAGGTCACAACATTCGAT